TACAGGGTCAATAGAAGCATAGTAAGTTCCAAAGTCTGGCTTTTCTTTATTAGGTCTTTCCCATACTACTAAACATCCGGTTTTATCTTCTGTCTTTTTATTTATAGGAAAGTCTTTGATAGGTTGTCTATTACTTTTCTTTACTGTAGGTTTACCATTAGAATCTGTAGATATATCTAGAAACTCATAACCATATTCTTTTTCTTCTATTCTTCTAGCTTGTGCTGATAAAAGATGTGTAGGAAATATAGAAACAGATCTATTATCAAATGCTTCTTTTATATTTCTAGGATGCTGAGATATTCTTAATTGGTAATCTTCTGGAGCTAGTTCTCTTTTCCAGTCATCAAATTGTTGTTGTAAAGCTACAGTAGCTTCTTCTACTTTAGAATTACCATATTCATCTATGTGTGGAGGCATTGACCATTGTTCAGGAATGAATAAACCTGACATACCTTCAGTACCTTTATGATCTATGAGATTAGTCTCTACCGCATAGATATCTTTAGATGTTGGGTTAAGTATCATATCCTTAAGAGGGTTACATTGTGATAAATCTCCCACTGATCCTGCAGCAATAAATAGTCCTGTAGTAGTAAGTCCTGATCTCATTGCTGGTCTCATATACTCATATGTCTTGT